TAAAGGGAACCTACGGTTCCCTTTAAAACCCTCCCTTGCCAATCAAATAGGTAAAGGAATGAATTTAAGGAAAACTATCCCTTGTTGATTAGTTAGGTAAAAGGATGGGGTCATAGGGGAAACCTTGGTTTCCCCTAATAAAATGTCATGAATATATAATAGTCATATATCCATGTTTTTCGACCCACTAGCTCAAAGTGAAAATGTCAAATGTGCATATCCAACAATTCATGAAACCATACCGAGATCAAGTTTAGGATATGCATCCAATAATGTTTATGTAGGATTTCCTCCAGTAATGGACGATGGTCGATCCATTACTGCTTCTTATCAACCCGAAGCAATAAGAAACCGTGAACTCTTGGAATCATCCGGAATTAAATCGAATTGGCAATATAGAAAATATTTAACCGATAATTCGCAAGAGATAGCCGAACAAAATTTCAAAGAAGCCTGTAATGATGTAGGTTATACACAAAGATTTACACCAAACGAACGCGAAAACCAAACAAAAATAAGTAATGTTCCTTTTATTTACCCTTCTTATTTAGATGGGTCCCAACCCGTTGGCTATTCAAATAGTGATTTGAAAGATTTGTATCTTACACGAGAACAGTTGAACGCCCGTAGAGAGGCACCATCTATTACACAGGAAGAATTAATAAAAAGAGGAAACTTATGGTTGAAGTGATTTTTTGAAATATCAATAAAATATTTCACGAAATAAAGGTATTGTTTTGTATTGATATACAAAATAATAATGAAAGTCATCAGTTTTGATATTGGTATCAAAAATATGGCATACTGCTTTCTTTCGGTTTCCGGTGAAAAATTCGAAATCCTGGATTGGAATACTTTGAATCTCATGGATGAAGTTATACAAGAAAATCGAGTGTGTGATTGTATTAGTGTAACGAAAAGTTCCAAGAAGAATAAAAATAACAAAACTCCAGAAAACACAGTAGTTAAAACCTGTGGGAAAAAAGCGAAATACTCTAGCCCAACAGGACATAGATTTCTATGTGAACCACATGCCAAAAAATCGGAGGACTATTGGATGCCATCCAAGGAGAAGAACCCGGCTTCCATTAAAAAACTCAAATTAGATGATTTGATCACTTTTGGGAAAAAGATAGGAATCACTGAATTCCCTAGCTTAAAAAAAGATATCTTGGACCGAATCTTGGAAAAGATAGAATCGAGGACTATGAAACCTCTCATAAAACCAAAGTCGAAAACCGCATCCGAGACCGATCTCATAACAGTTGGTCGAAATATGACGAAAAAATTAGAAGAATTGGATCATCAAGGAATAACAGACGTGATTATAGAGAATCAAATTTCTACGATTGCTACGAGAATGAAGACCATACAAGGTATGCTTACACAATATTATATTATGAAAGGTATCGAGAATATAGAATTTATCTCGTCTTTCAATAAACTTAAAGCGTTTTCTAAAGCGTCTAGCGACAGTTGCAAAGCGTCTAGCTTAAAAAAAGACGATAATGAGAAAACAGACAAAGACAAATATAAGGAAAGAAAAGCGGATGGGATTGCGATATGTATGAAATTTTTGGATGAAAATCCATTGTTAACACCTTGGAAAAATGAATTCGAGGAATCAAAAAAGAAGGATGATTTGGCGGATTGTTTTTTACAGGGTCTCTTTTTCATTAGAAAGAATGCAACGTAATAAAAGGGAAGACTAGGAAGGGGTCGTAGGGGAAACCTAGGTTTCCCCTACAATACGTTAGAAAATTATATAAAAAAACGACGGTTTAAATAAGAATGGAAGTTATCGACATTGGTCTCAATGATTTAGAGCCCGTAAATTTTCAGTTTAATGAAGAACCCGTTGAATCTACGTCGAATAATGGTGGAGGTGTCAATTTCGGACCTGGAATTGAATTATTGATGAATGATAAAAAGAAAAGTGGATCTTTTAGCACAAGTGTAGATTTAGGAGAATTGGATAAATTGGAATCCGAACTTAACGAACTCTCAGATTCTGGTGCCAAAGCTTCGAGTGAGACTAGAACTCTAAGCGGATTTGCTGCGAATTTATTCAATTTTGGCGGATCGAAGCCTAATGCGACAGCTCCGGTTGAACAAAATGATTCCAAGCTTGGATCCGCCACCGTCGAGAGTATTGGAAACACAAGTACTTGGGATGGATTCTCCAAGATGAATGAAGTTCCCATGTCTTCCGCACCGAAGTTATCTGAGCGTGATCGTCGTAGGAAAAAGCGTGCTATGCTCAAGAAGTTAGAGGAATGGTATGCCAAGGGTCTCGTAAAGAGCTCAACCAGTTTCAACATGGACTCCCCTTATGAAGAGATTGAGGATGAATATGAGACCGTTATGGAAGAGAAGAGGAAGAAAGATAGTATCAAGTTACAGGGGTGGTGGTTTATGACCTTTGTTAACTCGATCGAATACGCCAATGCCGCATTCAATCCGTTCGATCTTAATCTCGATGGTTGGGGTGAGCAGATCAGTGAGGATATCGATAGCTATGAAGAGATCTTCTTGGAGCTTCATGAGAAGTATAAGGGTGGAAAGTTATCTCCGGAGCTTTCACTCTTATTACGTTTGGGTTTCAGTGCCGCAGTTGTGAATTTTACGAATAAAGCTCTTTCCACTGCAACTCCCGGTTTCAATGATGTGATAAGACAGAGCCCCGAGTTAATGAAGATGTTCACGAATGCCACGGTTCAAAGTATGAATCAGAATAGTCCCGGTTTCGGGTTTGTGAATAACATTTTGCATCCCGATGAGCAGGCCAATATGTCATTCGGTGCACCTCCCGCTCCTATGGAAACAAAATCTATGCCCCCTCCGAATAGACCAGGGGCAATGAATTTCACGAATAATCCCACCATGAGTCGACCAGACATTGCTATGGGCCGTGGAACGATGTTTAAGGAACAAGGTGTAGACATTGGAAATAATTATGAGTCGGTGAATAAAAGAAATAATGTCCAAATGCCCCCCCCTGAGAGACAGGAGATGCGTGGGCCTCAGAATATGGATCTGAATGGTCTTTTATCAGGATTGAAAACACGCGAGGTAAATATCCATAATCAGACACCTACAAGACTAAATGCAGCGGAAGAAAACGACTCGATGATTAGCATTTCGTCATTGAAAGACATGCAGAATCCCAATTTACCAAAAAAGTCGAATCGTAGAAAGCAGAAATCGGATCGTAATACGATTTCGTTGGATATATGATTTATTTTTATATGAAAAATATAAATCATAGGATTTATGGAAAACGAAACCATGACAAATCATTTAGATGAAACTACAAAACTACCGGAGGATTTCGATTGGAAAATATATTTAATTAAAAATGTGGATTTGATTTTAGCGGGAATTAATAATGAAAAAGACGCGGTCCAACATTATTTAGAGTATGGTGTTCATGAACATAGAATATATTACGAAGATAATAAAGCCGATCATTTTATATATTGCGGAGGAAAATGCGGATCAACTACATTATATTCAACGTTAATAAAACAGTATTTTAAATGCTCTAAGCTTCATAGCAATGAAGAATATATGTCAAATAAAAAAGCCTCTATATACGACATTATAAGCCAGAGAAAAAAAACGAATGAAAAAATATATTTTATTGACACTTATCGAAACCCTATTGAAAGAAAAATTTCATGTTTTTTTAGCTTGTTGAATAATGAATATTATTCTTTACCAATGAGTGATTTATTTAAAAAATTTAATAAAGAATATATTGAAATTGAATTTAATATAATTATACATTTTGAAAAGGGAAATGTTGATAATATCCGTTATTTGATTCAAAAATTATCAGAAAATATAAAAATCGATGAATTCCATGAAAATTACATAAAATTAAATAATATAGGTAATGATAATTTGAATATTTTATGCAGCCTATTTGATAAAAACAAAGAATCATTGGGAATTGTATCATATAAAAAAAATTTTTTAAATCAAAATGAGTATTACCATTCTATCGATGAATTATTTCGTCATTTTAATATTTCTGAAACGTTCACAGCGTTCGATTTTGATAAAAAATACGGGTTGTATCAACATGAAAACATGGTTTTCATAAAATTAAGATTTTGTGACATTAATGAATGGGGTAAAATTTTATCGGGGATTCTTGGGAAAGAAATAACCACGTTCCCGGATAATTTAACGGAAAATAAAGAATATTTTGATCTATATACAGAATTCAAATCTCAATACAAAGTTCCCAGATCCTTCATAAAAGAATTATTAAAAGATGAGCATTTCAATGCTTATAATACGGTAGATGAAAGGCGTAAATATATTAAATATTGGATGGATCGGAGCTACTAATTAGGGGGAACCGAAGGTCTTCAGAATCAGCGAAGCTAATTCCAGCCCCTAAAACCCCCTCCTTTTTTAATACCTAACAATATAAGCAATTAAGGGAGGGATTTAAAGGGAACCGTAGGTTCCCTTTATATCAACAAATAAAACATAAAGGTCCCCAATGCCGCAATAAAAATAAGAAATCCGGCAATAATTGATAATAAATTGAATAAACCACTATTTGAAACCGGAATAACTTGAACGTTTTCAGCATTCACTATTTCGGTTTCTTCATGTATAGGGCTCGCCACAATTTCTATTACCATTCGTTATCATCAATGGTAATAAATTTTTTATACTATTTGCATTTACAATCTAAATACTTAAATCCATCAAATATCGTATGATCAATGTAAAAACAACCGCATGAACACCGAGTCCCAACCATGTAGGACATCCTTCCTTGGATGCAATTGTTCCAACAAACCCGGACAATAAAGAACTCACTAGTTTATATGTCCAAGGA